TTTTTAGGAGAATTAACTTATGGCAACAAAAGCCTTCGATCTATCGAAATTTAGAAAGACCTTGACCAAAAGTATTGATGGGCTGGGTGTAGGATTTAATGATCCTACAGATTGGGTTAGTACTGGCAACTATACGCTAAACTACCTAATCAGTGGAGATTTCCACAAAGGCGTACCGCTAGGCAAAGTTACTGTATTTGCTGGCGAGTCGGGCGCAGGTAAGAGTTTTATTTGTTCAGGAAACTTAGTGCGTAACGCACAAGCACAAGGCATTTATGTTATCCTAGTTGATACAGAAAATGCGTTAGATGAAGCTTGGTTACATGCGTTAGGCGTAGACACAAGCGAAGACAAATTGCTTAAACTTAACATGGCCATGATCGATGACGTGGCAAAAACCATTCATGAATTCATGAAAGAATACAAGGAAATGACTGACCGTCCGAAGGTCCTCTTTGTCATAGACAGCCTTGGTATGCTTTTAACACCTACTGATATTAATCAGTTTGAAGCAGGCGATTTGAAAGGTGATATGGGTCGTAAACCTAAAGCATTGACGGCACTTGTTCGTAACTGTGTAAACATGTTTGGTAATTATAATGTAGGTATGGTTTGTACAAATCACACATACGCAAGTCAAGATATGTTTGATCCAGACGATAAGATTTCAGGCGGACAAGGATTTGTTTACGCAAGTTCTATTGTAGTCGCTATGAAAAAACTCAAACTCAAAGAAGACGAAGACGGTAATAAGGTAAGCGATGTAATGGGTATTCGTGCAAGTTGCAAGATTATGAAAACACGCTATAGTAAACCGTTTGAAACTGTACAAATTAAGATTCCATATGAAACAGGTATGAACCCTTATAGCGGTATGGTCGATATGTGCGAGAAAGCTGGCATATTGAAACAAGAAGGTAATAGACTCAAGTGGGTTGACCCTGAGACAGGTGAGGAATTCAAATTCTACCGAAAAGAATGGAAAGATGATAAATTAGATATGATAATGAGTAAATTTCATATCAAACCTTTAACAACTACAACCATTCCAGAGGAGACAGAAGAGAATGTTGAATGAAACTCAAGTCGGTGATATTTGGTTAACTTTCATCGAATATATAGATAAAAAACAATTAGAAACCGTAGCAGAACGTTATATCGATCTTCTTGCTGATTTCGGAGTACCTGACAAGGTGCTTAAAAACGCATTAGGAGTTGACGATGTGTTGGACCAAGCAATTGGATATTATCTAAACGATGATGAAGAGGATATTATCGATGACGATGATGAAGACTATAAAGAATTGGATTTCTAATGGGTTGGTATACTGATATTGCTAAAGATATTTCTAACATTCCGGATGCAGTTGAGTATTATACTAATGAGTTAAAAGTTGCATCGTCTGAATGTAAGATTTCCGGAAATGTTGAACGTGCCGCGGCAGCAATGCCCGGTATTGTAGAACAACGATTCGGTCAACTACAGGAAATCGAAGCAATATTAGAATATCTTAATATTGAGCTCAGACGTCTTAAAAGCCAACATTTTCGAAAGTACTTAGAAAACTATCAACGTGCATTGAGTAGTAGAGATTGTGAACGATATTGCGAAGGTGAAGCAGATGTAGTTGATTTTGAAAAAATTATCAATGAATTTGCCCTCCTACGCAATAAATGGTTAGGTATTACCAAGGCACTTGATCAAAAACAATGGCAGATTACTAACATTGTAAAACTAAGAGTAGCCGGTATGGAAGACGCATCTATCTGATTAATCTTTTCAAAATATCATTTGTAGGCCTTAAATAATATTAGGCCTATTTTTTTTTGTAAAAGGTTGATTTATTAAAAACAATAGTGTATACTAACTCATATGACAACAGTAGACAATTTATTATTAAAAATTACAAATACTGAAGGCATTTTATTAGAGAATAAAATACCTAGTAAAGAAGCACGAATACTTCATAGTCTTGCAAATTCAATCAATACACATTTGTTTATTACCGAAAATCAAAGTAAATTGTTATCTAAAATTTTACACGAAAATTCTGAAAAATTACAGGATTTTTCTAATGAAATTAAAGAAGCATTATCGGATCCTACTTGGTCTAAACCTTTCCGTCATATTGAAGAAGTAAAAAAAATGTATATATCAGAAGAAAATTCTGATAGTTTGCATATAGTTGTTGAGTTTTCATTTAATGCAAAAACACGAGCAATTTTACAAGAAGTTGCAAAAAAATGTGAAAATTTATATATGGAGTCAAACGGTAAAAAATATGTTGCCGAGCTCACTGAACAAAATATTGTTGTCCTGGTTGACACGTTGACTCCTTTGAATTTTGAAATTAGCGAAACAATACTATCGCATTATAACACTATAAAATCATGGTCAGAAACTGAAATCCATGACAAATTTTTAATTACTAACATTGAACATAAAAATTTTCAAAAATCTATCACAGATGATTTAGGGCTATCAACTATTATAGATCAAAACATAATTCACGATAGAAGTATTAGATATCAATATCATTTAGATACTCCCCGAAACATAGGCGAAAATTTAACAGAATATATCTCTAATAGAACTAAAACAAGAATTTATATTGATAAAAAACAACACTCAATGACAGAAGTTGTTCATTCGCTTATCAGTATTAAACGATTACCTATACTGGTTGTGTTTGATACACTGGTTAGCAACAAGTACTTAGAAAATCTAAAATTGTTATCAAACGCTCTAATTGAAAATGGAATCTCTGATAAAATCGGTGTTTATTTCAGATTATCAAACGACGAATCTGGCAAACAATTTAATCAATTTATTTCAGATAATTTGTATAATTATAATCTTACTGACGATACCAATGTAGCATGTGTAGCTAGTGGAAAATTACCTAAATTTTTCTTAAAGACTGCGTGGAAGCCTATGAGTATTATTGCACTAGATAGTCGAATGGGTATGCGTCACGGTAAAACTGCTGTATACTCTAATTGTTGTGATTTAATTGTAGAATGGGCAGATGAACCATCTGTAGCAGATCTTAAGGTTATTAAAAAATGACTGTAAAACTAGTAATCAGAGATGAAGTTAATATTAAATTTGAAGGCTTGAATTTAGAAGCCCGTAAAAAACTGGCTAATACTTTTAAGTACGAAGACCCTACCGCACGGTATCGTCCTGCATACAAATTAGGACGATGGGACGGCAAAGTAAGCATGTTTGGTCTCGGCGGTAACGGGTATCTAAGTCAATTAGAAAAATGTCTTTCGATATTGCACGAACTGTATATAGAGATCGATGAGTTAGAAGATTTACGTACAACTAAACAAATTTCATTCACACCAATTACAGAAACATACTGGGCAGATCAAGGTAAAGTTTGGCCAAAAGGACATCAACAGGAAGGTAAACCTATTATGTTGCGAGACTATCAAGTTGATGCAATTAATAGATTTTTCGAAAATACACAAAGTCTACAAGAAATCGCTACTGGTGCAGGTAAAACAATTACTACTGCTACACTAAGCCATTGCGCTGAACAATACGGTCGAACAATTACCATTGTTCCTAACAAATCTTTAGTTGAACAAACAGAAGAAGATTTTATTAGTGTAGGATTAGACGTAGGTGTTTATTATGGAGACAGAAAAGATCTTGATAAAACACATACAATATGTACATGGCAAAGTTTGAATGTTTTTGATAAAAAATCCAAAAATCATGAATACGAAATTATCAGTCTTGCCGAATTTTTAGCAGATGTTAAAACTGTAATTGTCGATGAAGTTCACATGGCAAAGGCAGATGTATTAAAAAATTTACTTACACAAAACTTGTGTAATGCTCCAATACGATGGGGATTAACAGGTACGGTACCAAAGAGCGAGTACGAAGCTGAACCAATATTTGCTAGTATTGGTCCTGTAATCGGCGGCATCAAAGCTCACGAATTACAAGAGATGGGGGTGTTATCTAATTGTCATGTCAACGTGGTGCAACTAATTGATTTACCCGAATTTAAGACATATCCAGATGAATTAAAATATCTTGTTACAAATAAAGATAGAATGAAATATGTCAGCAATTTAATAAAAACAATAAGTGAATCGGGCAATACTTTGGTACTAGTTGGAAGAATCGATTCAGGAAAATTCTTAGTAAATGAAATACCAGATTCGGTGTTTATCTCGGGAGAAGTAAAAACAAAAGATCGAAAAGACGAGTATGACGAAATTAAAACAAGTGATAACAAGATTATTGTGGCTACCTATGGGGTTGCTGCTGTGGGCATTAATATCCCCCGTATTTTTAATTTGGTTTTGTTGGAACCCGGGAAGAGCTTTGTCCGCGTTATTCAAAGTATTGGAAGGGGTATAAGAAAAGCCGAAGACAAAGACTTTGTACAAATATGGGATTTAACTAGTACATGTAAATGGGCAAAACGTCATCTTACAGAACGAAAGAAATTTTATAAGGAAGCAAAATATCCGTTTACTTTAGAAAAAACAGATTGGCAAACATAATATGTTTTTTACACGACAGAAAAAAATAACATTAGAAGCATATGCACCAGTCGGTGAATTAATTAATTTGTTTCCTATTATCAAAGCAGATACGCCTAATTGGTTTAAGAAAATATCTGCTAATGTTAATAATGGTTCAAATATTAAACATTGTTCTGGTGTTAAAGATTTATATAAACGAGGATTAATGTTTCCTCTATGGGCAGACTACGAAATAGATATTAGCCGCACAGGTGTTAGCGTTAGATCTGGTATGGCTGAAGATAAATTCAAATCTGCTGATATTCATAATTTACAAAATCAAGCATCTGGATTATGGCCCGGCTATTCTAGTGTAAAATTTAATAGCCCTTGGTATTTTTGGTGTTCAGAACCTATAGAATGGGTTTGGGTACAACCAATGTGGGATCAACAACATCCACAACAACTGTCGTTAGTTCCTGGCATTTCTGAATACAAATATATGCATCAAACAAATATTAATACACTTATCCGTATACCCGATAAACAAGAAACTATATCTTTGAAAGCAGGTACGCCGATGGCCCATTTAATCCCGCTAACTGAAAAAGATTGGGATCTTAAATTAATAGTCATGGACAGCACCGCATGGGCCACAAAATTTTCGCCATGGTCATTTTCACTAGGGCATGCGTTGCGTTATCAAAAAATAAAAAAAATATATAATGGAAATTAATAATATGCAAATATTGACACTAGATAATACGGCGTTTTCGCTGAATAACTTACCTGAAGAAGTAGATGAAAATACAAGATTTGCTGTACTAGATAATAGCAACCCAACTGAGCCTGATTTCTTTTTTATGCCTTTAATATTCCTAGAAAGTTTCAATGCTCCGGCAATGGTGCTTAGAATAGGAGATGATGAAATAGCAATGCCCTTAGATTGGAGTATTGCTGTAGGGGATAGTACTAGTGCGTGTGATATAGAAATATTACCGCTAACTAGCTTAAATGACAGAGGATTCGAAGCATTATGTTTTAATCCATTAAGCAGTTTTAGAGTAGAATTTAAGAAAATAGAAATAGTAAATTTTTATAATGATGTTAAATGGTACTTTCCTAAAATGAAAAACGGGCAATTATTAGCCAGTCCTACATCGGCCGGTAACAACCCAAACTGTGTATATTTTGTTAAAGAAATATCGCGTCAAAGTGAAATTATACAATTGGATAAAATATTATGACATTAAAAATAGCATACTTTCAACCCGTAGTTATTGCAATCGATAACATACCTCCTGTAGAATTTAGTAAAATATTTAATTTAGCCGAATCACTACACTCGAGACCGGATCTAAATGACGCCAACAATGCAATCAGTCTTCGAGGAGGGCAACAAATACAAGTATACCCTAACAATTTAGGAATCGATGTTTCTTGGTTAGTAACTTGGCTAGAAACTATTGCTAAAGGATATATGGAAATAATTACACAACAATCTGGGACAGACGAACTGAACCATTGTAAACCTGTTGTTGTCAGTATATGGACCATTAAGCAAACTTCCGGAGATTATCAAGAAATGCATACACATCCTGCCGGTAATTTAAGCGGAAATATGTATATTAATGCTCCTGAACTTTCTCCTACTAGTGCACCTAGTGATAGCCAGATATTATTCAGATTACCACATTCAAAAGATATTACTAAATTTGTAATGAATGACACTTGGAAATATAATCCTAATCCAGGAACTGTAATTTTATTTCCTAGCCATATTCCACATACAGTTTATCCTTGGAAAGGCGCAGGATCGAGAACTGTAATGGCATTTGACATTAGATTAGCACCGAAGGATTAAAATGGGTAATCTTAAACCAGGTGCAAATTACATCTATGAACAAGCAGACGGTGTAACCTATGCTAGAGAATTTGGTTCAACTGACAGAACTCCAATTGGCTGGGAGTACGATCCTGTAAATGGTCACAAATACGATAGTAGAACTCCTGACGGTAGACCTCTACACGATTATTTGGCAGAGGCTAAACTGTGGGGCGATATTCGGCGAGAAGCAAAAACCAATGTGACTTTACAACGTGCATTAGATCGTGCTATAATGATATACAAATTAAGCAAAGATAAAGTATGAGTGATAAAATTGAACTAAAAGAAAAACTTGCGTTTGTAGATATGAACTTAAAGTCTGCATGGGACGAAATGACTGTCGAACAACAAAAACATCTTAAAAGTGAATTTTTTATCCTAAATCGATATGTCAGCAGTGCTGGCAATCAAAAAAGAGATATACAAGAACATTTTGTACTTACTGTAAACGAATATTTTAATAAACATTGGAATACTTTACAAAAACATCCTAAACTATTGTGGATGTTACTATGTATGTGTAGTTATGACGGCGAAAAAGTATTCTGGCATGAATGGATCGGGTATAAGAAAAAATCTGGCACTAATAGCAAAAAAATTAAATTATTAGAAGAATTATATCCTAATAAAAAACGCGATGAAATTGAAATGTTAAGTCAATTATCAACAGACAAGGAATTAAAAGATTTAGCAAGATCTTATGGTATGGACGAAGCTACTATTGCTAAAAAATTAAAATGATGGCGTTGGTACAACAACCTTATATTTGTGGATACTGTAACAAAGGGTTTATGCAAGAGAAAACTTTGTTTGTGCATATCTGCGAACAAAAACGACGAGCAATGTCTAAAACAGAAAAGCATGTCGTGTTAGGGTTTGATACATTTCAAAGATTTTTTAAGTTTGGACAGCCACAAAACAAACAGGAAAAAACATATGAAGATTTTTGTAAAAGCCCTTATTATAATTCCTTTGTTAAGTTTGGCAGTTTTGTCAGTAATGTTAATCCTCTCTACCCGGAAAAATTTATCGACTACGTTGTCCGCTCCGGTGTCAAACTCGACCATTGGTGCAGAGACGAACTCTACGAACAATACGTCCTCGACCTCATCAGAAAAGAAAACGTCGAAACAGCACTCCAAAGATCGATCCAAACAATGATGGCATGGGCAGAGGCTCACAATGCACAATGGAATCATTATTTCTTATATGTAAGTTTAAGTCGAGCTTGCTATGATATTAAAGATGGGAAAATAAGCCCATGGCTAGTATTGAATAGTTCAAATGGTAAAGCTATGCTACAAAAATTAAATGATGAACAATTAGACCATATACAGGGCATTATAGATCCGCAATTCTGGCTTAGTAAGTTTAAGAAAATACCCAGCGATGTAATATTAGTTAAAGAAGTTGTCAAGGAGTCAAACATATGAATTTACCAATAACTTGGCTGTTACCAGACGGAACAGTTGTAGAAGAAATACCAGAACAAAATCGATGTGCTGATATATGGAAATTAGTTAACCCGATAACTAAAAACCCTTACAACCCTGATAAAGATGAACCAAAAGAATGGGTACATACGGATTATTAAATGCCAGATATCGATATAGATTTTGCAGATAGGAATCGAGCATTGGCTGTATTACAGCACATTGACGCACGACTCGACTCTGATAAAAAACACAATACCGGTATATATTGCACTTCTATCCCATACAATCCTATAACAGGAATCAGTACAATAAATTATAAAGAAGCTGAAAATCGCGGATATTTTAAGATTGATTTCTTAAATGTAAGTGTGTATGAAGGCGTGAAAAGCAAAGATCATTTAACACATTTATTAAATGCAGAGCCAATTTGGGATTTATTAGAACAAAAAGAATTTTGCGATATGATATTCCATATCAACGGTTATCATAATTTAATTGCTAAACTGAAACCTAAATCAATTGAAGAATTAGCTATGTTCCTCGCACTCATCCGTCCCGGGAAGAAACATCTCATCCCAATATGCGAGCAAAATGGCTTCCAGGCGATTGAAAATGATATTTGGCAAAAAACTGAAGAATCCTACTTCTTTAAGAAATCCCATGCTACTTCCTATGCTTGTGTTATTGTGGTCCAGATGAATTTAATTTGCGAACGAATTAGCTACGAATTTAGTTAACGAATTTTACGGACTAGTTGAACACTTTTACGTTTTACACGTTTAAGTGTAAGATTCATAAGATTTACAACAGGACCGATTATCACCCTTGTATCTTTACTATTGAATGTTTTTATAGCATATTGAAATGGTCCTATTTGATCCCGACAAAATATGTTAATAGGAAATTGACGGTTGCTTTCCCACCACCAAGTTTCGCCGATTTCTAAAAATACAGCCTTTTCTTCCGGGGTTTTAATGGCATTAAGATCGTAAAAACTAGTTACATATTGATCTTGATTGATAATAATGCCTACATACTCGTCATCACCGTAATTAATCACGCTGACCCAAGGTAAATTTCTTTCAGTTTCGTCTCGTAGTTTTGCCATAAATATAGTATAAAGGTCCTGCCAAATGCAAAAAATTCAAAGTTATTTATATCCAAATAGGATTATTCTATTAGCTGATCTGGCTGGCTTCACTGTGGAGAACAAAGTCGTGTACGCAAGAACAATTAAAATTTATCAAGGCATAGATAATGTCATAGAACTTGACATACAAAATGCCGATCAAAAACGTATAGACTTAACTACTCTATCAAATATAACAGTACACGTTATGGATGCATCAGGTAATAATTTAGATGACAGCCCATATTACCCTACATTACTATCTACTGCTACAGCTACAAATGCGACAGTAGTAGCTACAACGGGAAAAGCATCTACTACTACAATTACTATTCCAAATACTCATATTGTAAATTCTTTTGTTGCAAGTTATCAATTAACTGGTACAAGTATTGCAGGACCGGTGATAGTAAGTGGTGTTAGTACAGATATAGATTCAGCTACTACAACATTAACAGTAACTTTTCCGGCACAAACAGTTTCAGCAGCTACTAACGTATCTATATCTAGTATTGCTAAAGGATTAGCAACTTTTACTATACCTGCAACTGACTTATGCGAGTTAAATGAACAATATCTAACATATAGTGTTACTGCATTAGATCAACTTGGAAATACTATTGTACTTTATAGTGATAGCCAATATGGCGCAGCCGGTACACTACAGTTAATTGGTAACGCTATGCCAAAATACAGAAAAGAAGTCGTGTATGATCAATTTGTTGGCGAAATTAATTTTATGGGCAATGTTATTAATCATAGCCCTGCAATTCCTTGTAAATTTTACGAAGCACAGGCAACACAGTATATAAATTTTAACATATATTTGAGTAACTTTGTCGGGACCATTTATGTAGAAGCTACTGAAGATATGACTATTGCTGTTAGCTCTTTTATCAATGCTCCGCAACTTCAAAGT